ATTAAGTAAAGATAATGAAGTAAAGAGTATGAGTAAACGTACTCTTGATATGTCAGAGAAACAGTTAACAGATAAAATAGCATTAGCAAAAGAAGTCTACCTAGAAGCATTTGATGAAGGAGAGAAAGAAAAACTCCTGAATGCTCAAGAAATGTTAAATGAAGCTCAAGGTGATTTAAGAGCAGTTAATAATGCTAAAGCACGTTATGAACGTGAAATAGAAAAACCTGTGGAACAACCAGCAATACAACAGCAACAAGTTCCACAAGCAGTATCTGATCCTAAAGCAGAACAGTGGGCATCAGATAATAATTGGTTTGGTAAAGACAATGTGATGACTGCTGCTGCACTTGCTATTGATGCAGAGTTAAAGAATGAAGGATATGATCCAAGTGATAATGATTTTTATCAAGAAATTGATAACCGAATTAAAACGTCTTTTCCTCATAAGTTTGGAGAAGATGAAGAACGTGTGCAGGAAAATAAGTCACGTCCTGCTCAAGTGGTATCGGGGAGTTCTCGCTCCTCTCCGAGTTCTAGGAAAAAAGTTAAACTTTCTCAAGAAGACCTGAGACTGGCTGACAAATGGAATATACCTCTTGAAACGTATGCCGCCCAAAAGCTTAAAGTACATCAAGCTGACGGCGATTATACAGATATTAAATAGTAGCGTGGGAGAATACAATGGATACAACACGAAATGAAACACGTAGTAACACTTTAAGAGAACAAAATTTAAGAGAAGAAGAATGGACCTATGAGGAACCCGATGCCCTCGCTATCCCAGAGGTAGTGCAAGCACGTTATGACAATGAAGGTATGGCCCTTCGTTGGATACGTGTATCGTTAAAAGGTCAAGATGACATCACCAATGTTGGTAAGAAAACAACTGCGGGATGGGTCTTCGTAACTCCTGATGAAGTTCCCGAAATGGCTGTTACATCCTTCGTAAGGGATGAAGGCCGTTACCTTGGTACAGTCTGTCGTGGAGACTTAGCTTTGGCTAAAATGCCAGCTGGTAAGGTAAATGCCCGGAGAAAGCACTATGAAAGCAAAGCAAATGATATGATGGATGCAGTTAATGCCCAGCTTATGAAAAACTCTGACTCTCGTATGCCTATCTCCAACACAAGTAAATCGGTAACAACACGAGGAAAGCGACCTTCTTTTCAGAATTAGCTTTCTTCTTAACTAAGGAGATGAAACAATGTCTACTACTAAAGCATTTCGTGGTTTCATTCCTGCTCGTAAAAAGAGTGGTGGCTATAATAACGAAGCCGTGACTGACATGATTACGTTGACCTCAACTGGTCAGGCTCAGTCACCCACTAATAACATTTTCACAGGCGATCCGGTAGTTCTTCCGGGTGCAAACTTTGCAACGATTTCGCCTTTCATTGCGGCAACTCTGAAACCTTCAGGGGTTTTCATGGGCTGTCAATACGTAGAAAATGGAGAGCAGAAGTTTTCCCGCTATTGGAACGGGGGCTTGAGTGCCACGGATATTAAATTCTTTGTAATCACTGATCCAGATCAGACGTATTACATCCAAGCATCTCTGTCGCTTTCAGCGGCTGAGTTGGCAATTGTTCGCAACTACAATGTAACAGTAAGTTCTACTGCTGCTTCGGGAAGTACAGTGACTGGTCAGTCTAGTTACTATCTTGATGGAGCTTCAGGTGTAGAGTCTTCTGCTGCGGTTCGTGTAATTGGTCGGGCTAAGTACCCAGATGAAAAGGATTCCGATGCGTATCCAATTGTCGAAGTATGGCTTAACCATCACCGTGATCGCTTTGTAGGCGCAACGGCATCAACAGCTTAATAGGAAGGAATTATTATGGCTATTAATAGAGCTAGTATTAGCAAAGAACTCCTTCCCGGTCTAAACGCTGTTTTTGGAATGGAGTATGGAGAGGTAAATAACGAACATGAACCTCTCTTTGAAGTAGAAAACTCAGATCGTGCCTTTGAAGAAGAAGTACTCTTCACTGGTTTCGGTACTGCACCCACTAAGGGTGAAGGTGCTTCTGTTTCTTATGATGACGCACAGGAAAGCTATTCAGCCCGTTATACGGCTGAGACGATAGCTCTTGCCTTTGCTGTCACCGAAGAAGCTATGGAAGATAACCTGTATGACACGTTTGCGAAACTTCGTGCGAAAGGTCTTGCACGGGCGATGGCGAACACCAAGCAGGTTAAAGCGGCAAACATTTTCAACAATGGTTTCTCTGATACCATTGGTGATGGTGCTGCCTTCTTCTCTGCATCTCATCCAACCATTTCTGATGGTCTCCAGTCAAACCTTCTTGGTGCGGCTGATCTGTCGGAAGCAACCCTTGAGACTGCATTGACCACTGCTCAGAAGATCAAAGATGATCGTGGTATTCTGATTGGTGCCTCTGTAGTTTCTTTGCATATCCCCGTTGATTACTGGGCCGTTGCTGATAAGATTCTCAGCAGCCCCGGCAACACCGGAACGAGTGCAGCCAGTGCCAACCCCAATACGAATGCTATCAACGCTATTCGTAACATGGGTATGGTCCCTGAAGGCTACTACATTAACCGTCGCCTCACTGATACTGATGCGTGGTTTGTAAAGACTGATGTGCCGAATGGAACGAAGATGTTCGTTCGTTCGCCGCTTCAGACTAAAATGGAGCCTGACTTCGATACTGGAAACCTTCGATTCAAAGCCCGTGAGCGTTATAGCTTCGGTGTCTCTGATTGGCGTGGGTTCTTCGGTTCCGCTGGTTAATAAGATAGTTGAGAGGGGTAGTGTACAAGCTACTCCTCTCATACTTATAAGGGAGTTATTATGACAACAAATATTAAAGTAGCACAAAATGTAAGTACCGATGGTGCTATTATCACAGGGTTTCGCTATGTAGATAGCGGTCTAACACTTGGAGATGAAGGCACAGGAAGTACTCCTACGCCATCACACACTCGTGTCATGGCTATGCACGTATACTCCACAATTGTTGGAGACATTATTATTAAGGGTACTAAACAGATTACGAATAAGACAGCAGCAGGTACAGCCCTTCGATGGCGTGTTGCTGCACTTGATTCACAAGATACTTACGTAGGAGATATGGGTGTAGGCGTATTTGGAATTGTAAGCCTTGCAACTTCAGGTGCTGCGGCTATGGCCCCAACTATTACATTATATGTAGGCTAACAATGTCTACATACTCTGATTTAAAAGCAGCCTTAATTTCTACTACTGAGAATGATGGTTCTGAGTTTACTGCTGAAATACCTAATTTTATCAGTAGAGCAGAGCTACGTCTGACAAAAGATATTGATGACGCAGGTTTAGATGAGTATACTGCTTTCTCATTTACAGCTAGTAATGCAGTTGTATCTCTTGGAGATAGAGTGCGTGTAGTTCGTAATGTTAATTTCACAACAAGTGCTGGAAGTAAAGTTAATTTACTTCAGAGGACAATTGAATACTGCAATGACTACTGGCCTGTAAGTGCTTCGACAGGTGAGCCGAGGTATTATGCACGTAAGAATAATAGTTCTATATTTATAGTACCAACTCCTGTATCTGCTTTAACAGGAGAAGTACAAACAGCTTCACAACCACTGGCCTTGGCTTCCGCTACAGGCACAAGTGTTACTACAGCAAATTACTTTAGTAATTACTGTTTTGATGCTTTGTTCTATGCTTCAATGATGGAAGCTACTATGTACATGAAGGACTGGCCTACACTTCCTGCATGGCAAGCTCAATATGAAGCAGCAATTATTACACTTAGAAATCAAGCTAGAAGGACACGTCAAGATGACATGGCAGTTGCTGCCTCACCTGCGGGTGGTCCTGATACAATTACACCGGGGAGTCCATAATGATGAAAACTGTAAATACTAAAAAGAATCCCGGCTTAGCAAAGCTTCCTACTTCAGTTCGTAATGAAATGGGATATGCTAAAGCTGGTGGTAAAGTAAAACCTAAACGAAGAAAAAGAAAACCTTTTGAGCCATACGTAACAATGGAAGCTAAAGATGGTGGTAAAGTAAAGGGCTACAAAAAAGGTGGATCAATTACTTATCGTATGTCAGGTGGTCAAGTAGTTGGTCACGGTTATGATTAGTAGGTCT